GGGTAAGTTAGATTTTGCGTTTACATCTCCACCATATTTTGATAGAGAAAGATATTCAAATGATGAAACACAATCATTTAAGAAATTCAATAACTACGATAGTTGGAGAGATGGATTTTTAAGACCTACGCTAACAACTGCATTTGAATATCTTCGTAATGATAGATATATTCTTTGGAATATTGCGGATATTAAAGTAGGTAAGGATAAGTTTTTCCCATTGGAGCAGGATTCAATTGATATTCTTACAGAGTTGGGTTGTGAATATAAGGGTAAGATTAAAATGACAATGAGTCCGATGACGGGTGTTGATTTGAGTGGAGTGAAAAATAGTATGAAGATAGGTGATATGGTTTACAAATACGAACCAATCTTTATTTTCTACAAACCTTAAAATTAAAGTATGTATCAAAACATTTATTACGAAAGACAAAAGAATTTAATTCACTTATGGGATGATACTAATGGGTATCAGACATTTCCATACCGAAAGTATGCATATGTTAAAGACCAATACGGTGAACATCGTTCTATGTATGGTGATAAACTACGGAAGATTTCTAAATGGGAAAAGGATGATTCACCTGATTTATTCGAATCGGATGTACCTGAAACAACCAGAGTATTAGTTGATATATACGATTCTGATATTCCATCTCAAGGAAACAGAACAATGACGTTTGATATTGAGGTTGAGATGATTAGTGGTTTACCTAATACCTTTGATGCGAAAAACGAAATCACTGCAATTGCTGCACACGATGGTGTAACTAAATTGTATGATGTGTTTGTGTTGGATAAGGAAAGAAAGGTAAAGAACACTGCTCAACAATTCAATAAAGATGGTCGCAGTGTGAGTGTACATATCTTTGATAATGAGAAGAATTTGCTATTAGCATTTTTAACTTATTATCAGGGTGTGAACCCAACTATTCTAACAGGATGGAATATTGACTTCTTTGATATTCCTTATTTATACAATCGTATTAAGAGAGTATGTGGTGAAGGACATGCAAAAAGATTATCACCTATTTCAGAAACATTCTATTCTCCTTACAGACAAAGATGGAGTTTTGGTGGTGTATCTATTTTAGATTACATCAATCTTTACAAAAACTATAACTACGGTTTGGAGAGTTCTTATACATTAGACCATATTGCTAAAAAAGAATTAGGTAGAGGTAAGGTAGAATATGAAGGAAGTTTGGACGATTTGTTTGAAAACGATTTAGAAAAGTTTATTGAGTATAATATTGTCGATGTAGACTTGGTTGTATCAATGGATGAGAAGTTACAATTCATTGAGTTATGTAGAGCAATCTGCCACGCTGGATTTGTTCCGTATGAGGATTATATGTTTTCATCAAAGTATTTGGAGGGTGCATGTTTAGCGTATCTGAAAAAGAAAGGATTAGTAGCACCCAACAAACCAAAGGATAGAAAGGAAAGAATGCAGGCACTTCGTGATAACAACGAAGAAAAGTTCATTGGAGCATATGTGAAAGAACCGATTGTTGGTAAGTATGATTGGATTTATGATTTGGATTTAACATCCCTATATCCATCAATTATTATGACTCTTAACATTTCACCTGAAACTAAATTGGGTAAGATTTCCAATTGGAATGCGGAAGAATGGATTAAAGGTGTAAATAAGAATTATACAATTATTGGAAAAGACGATACTTATGAATATAGTAGTTCAGAACTACACGATGTTATAAAAGAGGGTAATTTGGGTGTTGCGGCAAACGGAGTTTTGTACAACCAAGATAAACCTGGTCTTATTGCGGATATTCTGGATACTTGGTTTAAACAAAGGGTTGAATTCAGAAAATTAGAAAAGCAATATGGTGAAGCAGGTGATACGGAAAAATATGAGTTTTATGCGAAACGCCAGCTTGTCCAAAAAATTCTTCTTAACTCTATGTATGGTGTTCTTGGTCTTCCTGCCTTTCGGTTTTACGATATTGATAATGCAGAGGCAGTTACGATTACGGGGCAAACTGTTATTAAGAAAACTGCGGAGATGGCAAACATCAAATATTGGAAGGAACTCGGAACAAAAGAAGATTACAATGTCTACATAGATACCGATTCAATCTATATGTTAGCAGAACCTTTGGTTAAACATAGATACCCTGAATATAAAACATTCGATGAAAAAAGAATGGCACAAGAGGTTAATACTATTGCTGATGAAACTCAAACATTTCTAAACAATTTCTACGATTTATTATCGGAAAGATTCTTTTGTATTCCAAAAGATAAACACAGATTTGAAATCAAAAAAGAGTATATCTCCAAAGCAGGATTTTGGGTAGCAAAGAAGAGATATGCACAATGGATGATTTTGAAGAATGGTATTCCTTGCGATAAGTTGGATGTGAAAGGATTGGATGTAGTTCGTTCATCATTCCCCAAAGCATTTCAAGGATTTATGTCAGCAATGCTAAAAGATATTCTTATGGGCAAGGATAACGATTATGTTGATAATAAACTATTGGAATTTAAAGCAAGTTTACCAACTCTACCTGTAAAAACTATTGCAAAAGGTGGGGCAATCAAAGAATTGAGTAAATACGATGATGGTAAATGGAGAAAGGATAGTGGATTGCAAATTGCAATGTTTGAGAAAGGAACACCTGCACACGTTAAAGCAGGAATTGCATATAATCGATTACTGAAATTCTTCAATTCACCATTTAAGCACGAACCAATTAGAGATGGTGATAAAGTTAAGTGGGTGTATTTAAGACAAAACCCATTGGGGTTAGATACAGTTGCATTTAAAGATTATAATGACCCAAAAGAAATTATGGATTTCATAGAACAGTACATAGATAGAGATATGATTTACAAAGCAGAATTGGAAAATAAGTTAGATGATTTTTATAACGCACTTAAATGGCAAAAGGCATCAACTGAAGTTCAAACTGCAAAAAAGTTCTTTGATTTCTAAAAAATTTTTCGTATATTTGTAAACAACTAAATAAAATAAAATGGCAGAACAATTAGAATTATTCTCAGAAGAGGAAACAACAAAACCGGCTCCAACTCCAATAGCAGATGCAGAATGGTGCTTTCAATTTTTTAACAACGAACCAATAGTTTTTGCATGGTCAAACGAAGGAGAAGAACCTGCACCAATGGTTTTACAAATTCAACCACAAGAAGGTGAAGGATTAAATTTCCAACAAAGTGGAATGATTTTTAGAATTTTCCCAAGACCAATTACAGAAGAAACTAAACAGTTGAGAAAAGAGCAACAAGAAAAAAATGAAAGTAAAGATTAAATTATTAGATGAAAATGCAGTTAAACCAAAGTACGCAAAAGAGAGTGATGCAGGATTAGATTTAGTAGCAACTAAAATCATAGAAAATACATCATTTCAAATCACTTATGGTTTAGGAATTGCTATGGAAATACCAGATGGTATGGTTGGATTAGTATTTCCTCGTTCATCAATACGAAACACAGAATTGATACTAAGTAATTCAGTTGGTGTTATTGATGCAGGATATAGAGGTGAACTACAAGCAACATTTATTAAATTAAATGGTTTAGATTCTATTGCGTATAATGTAGGAGATAGAGTTTGCCAAATCATCATAGTTCCTCATCCTGTAATTCAATTACAAGTAGTAGATGAATTAAGTGAAAGTAGTAGAGGTATAGGTGGATTTGGTTCAACAGGTAAATAAAAAAAGATGAGTTTTTTCGCAAACGAAAATAGTAAAAAAGAGCATAGCTTGTGGGTGGAGAAATACCGTCCACAAACTCTTGCCGAATATGTTGGTAATGAAACCGTAAAGGAAACCATTCAACAGTATTTAGATAATAATGATATTCCACATTTGTTATTACATGGTAAAGCGGGTACTGGTAAAACCACACTTGCAAAACTTATTGTTAATACTATTAAATGTGATAGTATGATTATTAACGCATCGGATGAGAACAATGTAGATACGGTTCGGAATAAGGTGAAGAACTTTGCATCCTCAATGGGATTTGCGGGGTTTAAGATTATCATTTTGGATGAGTTTGATTATATGACTCCAAACGCACAAGCAATCTTGCGTAACTTAATGGAAACATTCTCCAAACATTGTAGATTTATCCTAACGTGTAATTATCACGAAAAGATTATTGACCCAATCAAAAGTAGATGTCAAACATTTGCAATTACTCCTCCTACAAAGAAAGATGTTGCAATTCAAGTTACCAGAATTTTAGATGCGGAAAAGATTAAATACGATTTAAAAAATGTAGCTGATATAATAAGTTCATATTATCCAGATATTCGTAGAATCTTAAATACTTGCCAATTACAATCTGCAAAAGGAGAATTGAAAGTAGACCATCAAATTATGGTGGAATCTAACTTCCAAACTAAATTGGTAGATTTGTTAAAAGCAAATGATGACAAAAGAAATATGTTTATGAATATCAGACAAGCAGTTGCTGATAACAGATTAAACGATTATTCGGAAATGTATTCTATGTTATATGATAGAGTAGATGAATACGCATCTGGTAATACGGCAAATGTAATCTTAACCATTGCAGAAGGAATATCTAAAGATGCATTAGTAGTAGATAAAGAAATCGTATTTATGAGTACAATTATTCAAATTTTAAACATTATAAAGTAATGGAACAAGGATTACCAATGGGCATCAATTTAAACGATGCGAGAGATATGGAATGTGAATGTGGGAACAAAGTATTTATGCCAGGATTCAGATTCAAAAAATTATCAAGATTAGTAACAGGTCAACCACAAGATTCTGTTATTCCAATTGAAACTTACTTATGTACTCAATGTGGTAAAGCATTACAAGAGTTATTACCTTTGGAATTAAGAGATAAACCATCATCAATAGTAGAATAATGGCAGGGAAAAAGTTATTTGACCACATTGCTGCAATCACATCAGAGCAAGACCCAAACTACTTTGATAAATTAACAGAGGAAGATATTAAGACATGGAGTAACTTTATGATTAATAGATTCCTTTCGATGAAACCTGAGTGGGTAGAACTCATTGCAACTATACTTCCTTTAACGCAAACACTATCACCGAAGGAAATGTATAAATTGTACATAAACATCATCCCTAAAGGAAAGTATTACCTAAAATATATTAAAGGAAAAGCAGGAGAAAAATATGAAGAATGGCTTGTTAATCTCATAAAAAATGAGTATATTTGTTCTGAACATCAAGCTATTGATTACATAGAAATTCTATATTCTTCGAGAGAAGGTAGAGAAAACATTAAATTCATCTGTGAAAAATATGGTATTGATTCAAAACAAATTACCAAACTTAAACTTAAAATATAGTGGGAAGAGTTTCTTTTAGTCAATACTCAATGTGGAGCGGATGTCCATATCAGTATAAGTTGAATTATATTGATGGATTATCCATCTCTACATCAAATATCCATTTAGTATTTGGAACTGCAATGCACGAAACATTGCAAACCTATTTAGATAAATGTTTGCGTATTTCCAAATCGCAAGCAGATAAACTAATGGATACAAAAGCATTCTTGAAAGAGAAGATGCGTGAGTTGTACTTAAAAGAATCATTAGATGGTACTAATCCTATTTGTACAAAAGAAGAATTGGTTGAGTTTTTAGAAGATGGGAATCTTATATTAGACTATTTCCAAAAACCTAAAAACTTCAACAGTTTTTTTTCATTAACAAACGATGAGTTAGTAGCAATCGAACAACCAATCAATACTAAAATTGCTGAAAATGTAAGTTTTTTAGGATTTTTAGATATGGTAGTTAGAAACAGAGTTTCAGGTCGTTACCGTATTATAGATTTCAAAACATCTACAATGGGTTGGAATAAATACCAAAAAGCAGACCCTATTAAAAATGCTCAAATTCTTCTTTACAAAAAGTTCTACGCAGAATTATTAAGTATTTCAGAAGATATGATTGATGTAGAGTTTATCATTTTAAAGAGAAAGGTTTCAGAATCTACTGATTTTACAATACCTCGTATTTCAAAACACGTTCCCGCATCTGGCAAACCATCTGTAAACAAAGCATGGACTTCATTTAAAGAATTTGTAGATAGTGTATTTGATGAGAACGGTGAATATAGACAAGTAGAGTTTCCAAAGAATCCAGGTAAAAATAAAAAGAATTGTAAATGGTGTGAGTTCTCTCAAAGAGGATTATGTGATGGAAAAATCTAAATTTCCAATACATATTATTATAAATAAAAGTTATGGCAAAAAAAGAAAA